CTTGAGTATGATAATGATGACTTGCCAAGATTCATTTCCGTTAAGGGACACAGGACTAAAAAAATGCCCATACCCACGAGCGGCAAACCCCCATATCCCCTAATTAGGTTTTCCGTCAAGGGTGTGCAATACTCTTCGCGTGTTCATAGAGTGATTGCAGAGCATTTAATTCCTTTCCCCAGACCAAAGGGTGTAACGAAGAAAAGTTGGGACGCCGCGCCTAAAGATATAAAGAGTGCCTTCATGAATATGTACTTTGTAAATCATAAAGACCACAACAAATATAATTGGCATCCATCAAATTTGGAATGGGTCACTCCACGGGAAAACAATCAGAAATATCAAGAATATAAAAGGGCCAGGAATCGCAAAAGTGTATATCGTGAGGGGATAGTGCTGGCCACGGTGCCCTACTGGCGTCAAAAAACGCAGGCACAATGGAATGCTACGGTTGCCGCGACTAAGTTAAGAGTAAGTTACTTAAGAATTGAGCCTAATACCGAAATATCAAAAGTCAACCCCTAAAAATATATATTTATTTTTGACGAAAAAACACTCAAAATGACGTGCGACGGGCCTATATATTCTTAGAGTTCCGAAGTATGACGGTCATAAGGTCGCGATTGATTCTTATCTATCCTCATTCTGATGAGGATATTGATGAAGCCTGGTGATAATGACTAGTGGTGTCTGACTTCTGTTACCCACTGGTAACGTATATAATGATCTTGTGAGACCTTCCGATGGATATTGTGCTAGGGGCGATTACCAATTACAATTTTGATCAGATTAAGCCTTGGGTCACGTCCCTAGATCAATCAGGCTTCAAGGGAGTCAAGGCCCTCCTCTGCTATAACATTCCCTACTCGGTGACCAACGAATTAGAGTCTCGGGGGTATTCCACACTCTGCTTTCAGAAGAATGATGCCGAACAACGGTATGAGTATGCGCATCCCAATTTCAGCATTGTCCTCGACCGCTTCATTCACACCTGGACCTTTCTGTCTCGATTAGAACACAGTCAGGACTACCGATACCTTCTCCTCTCAGATGTCAAAGATGTAATCTTTCAGAAGAATCCCTCAGACTTCTGGGACACACAGACAGCCAGTTTCATTGGGGCCTCAGAATCCATACAGTATGAATTTGAACCCTGGGGGGAACAGAATATGATTCGTTCCTTTGGGCAGGGAGTCTATGAGAAGATGGCGCAGCAGACGATTATCAACGCCGGGACGATTTCAGGCTTGTTGCCGGCCATGCTCGACTTTTGTCTTCAAGTATACCTTACCTGTTCGGGATCTCCTCGACAGGTTCCAGGTGGTGGCGGCCCCGATCAAGCGGCGCTCAATATCTTACTTCGCAGTCTTCCCTATCAACCGCTGACTCGCGTCATGGCCTCAGAGGAGGGGTGGGCCGCGCAACTTGGCACCACTGGTGATCCCACAAAAACTGCGGCCTTTCAAAATTTTCTTTTGGAACCTCGACCCATCTTTCAGAATGGTCTGGTCTGTACGTCTGAGGGCACACCCTTCTACCTTGTTCATCAATATGACCGTGTGCCAGCATGGAAAAAAGAGATTGAAATGAGGTATCAATGAAGCGCATTCTCTATTGCGTACATCGCTATGCGCCCCATCCAGGAGGGTCCGAAAACTATGTGCGTGATCTCGCCGAAGCCACCTCAGAAGTAGGGCATGAGACCTGGGTCTTTGCGGGCAATCCTGATGCGACGCTGAATGGAGTGCGCGTCACGCATAATCCAGAAATTATTTTTGAAAAGTGGGACCTCATTGTCGTACATGGGGGTGATGTGGGCCTCCAAAACTTTGTACTCTCGCAGGCCAACAAACTCCAATCGCCTATTCTCTATCTGCTGATTCTCCCCTCACATTCAGACACCTGCGTCCAGGCTCTGAAGGATTGTCACTATCTGGGTTGTTCGACCCTTGCAGATTGGCGACATCTCGACCAGTATGACATGGGCGCAAAGGGTGTACAGATTTCCCATGGCATTGATCTCTCGCATTCTGGAGGGATGGCAGACCCCTCCCTTTTGAAATCCCTAGAATTAACGACTCCCTACTTTTTTCTCTCCTGTGGTGGCTATTGGCCGAACAAGGCGATGGCAGATCTCGTCAAGGTCTTCACTGGATTGACTCGAACAGATGTGACTCTGGTCTTAACGGGGTATGATAATTCGCAGGGATTAATGCCCAAGGAAAGTGCCCGAGTCAAGCCCCTACTCATTGAGGAACGCCAACAGGTCTTAAATCTGATGTCGATGGCCCAACTCCTGATTCTTCACTCGACCTCTGAGGGATTTGGTCTGGTCTTATTGGAATCCATGTGGAATCGTACCCCCTGGGCGGCGAGGCATCTTGCTGGAGCCGAAGTGCTCGCCAAGTATGGGCAGACCTATCAGACTAACGATGACCTGGCCACGTATCTCGAACAGTTTGCGCCCTTGTCGAAACAACACATCAATGACCGACAAGATCACGTGCTCAATCATTATCAGATCAAACATACCGTGGCACAAATACTGGAGATTCTACAATGACGTTCACCTTTGGTATTGTGACGGACTATAAGTATCCTCAGCGGCTCCAGGAGATGTATCAGTCGATTCGCGCCCTAAAGATTCCGACCTATGAGATTCTGGTCATCGGCTCCACCACCCTTTCCGATGAAGAGGATGTGCGACATGTGTCCTTTGATGAGACTCGAAAGCCCATGTGGGTGACGCATAAGAAGAATCGACTCGACCACGAAGCCCAGTATGAGCATCTGGTTATCATGCATGACTACTATGTCTTTGATTCTAACTGGTATCAGAATTTTGTCACGTTTGGAAGTGATTGGGACGTGTGTTCGAATGCGCAGCAGCTCATGAATGGTAAGCGGCACTTTACGGATTGGGTGGTCTGGGACTCGCCCTTCTTGCCTCGCTATACCTCTCTGTCCTATGATGATTGGTCGCACACGGCGTATATGTACCAGTCTGGAGGGTACATGGTCATCAAGAAGGGAGTGCTCAAACGATTTCCTCTCAACGAAGAACGAGGATGGGGTACGGGTGAAGATGTCGAATGGTCTTTGTCGATGCGACCATTTTTGACCTGGAAGTGTAATGGCAAGAGTCTCGTGACACATAATAAACAACATAGGGATTGTAAATGAGCCTCTTAGTCATTTTTGATTTGGATGGGGTACTTTTGGATTCACGGGAACTTCACTTTGAGGCGCTTAATGCCGCACTCAAACAGGTCGGTGACCAGTATGTGATTTCGAAGGGCGACCATCTGGCGACATTTGATGGATTGCCGACGACCAAGAAACTGAAACTGTTGACCGAACAACGACAGCTCTCACCCGCATACTATGATCAAATTTGGCAGGCCAAGCAGGTCGCCACCTGGGATCTCATCAACACTCAGTCTCCGAATCTAATTTTTCGCGACCTCTTTCGCACGCTCAAGTCGCGAGGGTGCCGCATTGCCGTCGCGTCCAATTCTATTCGAGAAACCGTCAAGTTATCGCTCTTGGCTCTTGGACTGATGGATCTGGTAGATCTCTTTGTCTCAAATGAGGATGTCAAACGGCAGAAGCCCTTTCCAGAGATGTATTGGAAGTGCATGGTGGATCTGAATGTGTTGCCACAGGATACCATCATTATTGAGGATTCTCACATTGGTCGAAAGGCGGCGATCGATTCTGGAGCCCATCTCTTTCCCGTACAAGATGTCAGAGACGCGGAGACCTGTTATCCCCGACTCAAAGACTTACTCGACCGACTGACTCGTCGCGGTCGTGTGAACATTCCGTGGCGTGATGCCAAACTCAATGTCTTAGTGCCCATGGCGGGTGCCGGCAGCCGCTTTCTCGCTGCGGGATATACCTTTCCAAAGCCGCTGGTCGAAGTCCATGGCAAACCGATGATTCAGGTCGTGGTGGAGAATCTCAACATTGAAGCTCACTATATCTTCTTGGTGCAGAAGGCGCACTACGACCAGTATCATCTGAAATACTTGCTCAATCTTATTGCACCGAATTGCACCATCATTCAGGTTGAGGGACTGACTGAGGGCGCCGCCTGTACCACACTCTTAGCCAAGGCGGAGATTAATACCGATGCCCCACTTCTTCTGGCCAACTCAGACCAGTGGGTGGAGTGGAATTCCAATGAGTGTCTGTATGCCTTTGCCGCTGATCAGATCGACGGCGGGATTCTGACGTTTGAGGCCACGCATCCCAAGTGGTCCTACGTGAAGACTGATGAGACCGGACTCGTATCTGAGGTGGCCGAGAAACAAGTGATTTCGACGCAGGCGACCGTGGGCATCTATTACTGGTCGCATGGCTCGGATTATGTGAAGTATGCCGAACAGATGATTGCCAAAAATATTCGCACTAATGGAGAGTTTTATGTCTGTCCCACTTTCAATGAGGCGATTCTCGATGGCAAAAAGATTCGCGTGAAGCAGGTGTCGCGCATGATGGGATTAGGGACCCCAGAGGATCTACATGTCTTTGTGAACGAAGGGCGGGCGTAGCTCAGTGGTAGAGTTCCAGCCTTCCAAGCTGGCTGTCGTGGGTTCAAATCCCA